GCTCCGGATTTCGCCTGATCGACGAGGTTGGAGAAGTCATACCCGCCGGTTCCAGGGACATTGTTGAGGACCGACGACATGCCAGTGCCGCGGGCCTTGTACGGGTTGTTGCGAATCTGGTCGAGGCTACCGAGTGCATTTTGGCCGGCCTGCAGATCTCCGGGGGCGGCAGCGATAGCATTGCCCTGAGCCGTCCCGATCGCTTCCTGCGTCTGCTTGCCAGCAACGTCAATAGGGGCAGTGCCGATGACATTTCCTGCCCTGTCGCGCGTCTGGTAGGTCGTGCCAAGGTTCAAATTCTGTGTGGTCCCGACCGGCTTGAAGCCCTGAGTATCGACCTTGTGGAAATTGCCGGCTTTATCGACCTGGCCGATAACCGTGTTTCCATTCTCGTCTGTGCCATAGATCGGGTTTAGGCCGTACTCAGCGTCCATCCCAGTACCAGCAGGAGGAGTGACCCACTGGCCCGTTGACGTGTCATAGAGCGACCCGCCGGCTGAGATGAAGTTGTTCTTCGGCTTCTGCGCTTCCAGCTTCTGCTGATAGAACAGCTTGTAGGCATCTCCACCCGTCAGCGCGCCGCTTTCGACGGCTGCAGCGAGTTCCGGGTTCTGCTGGCGAAGGAATTCCAGCGTCTTGTTCTTCTGCCGCTGGCCTGCAACGCCCTGCGCGAGCCCTGCGACCTGCTCGGGGGCGGTTCTGCCGCCCAATAGGCCAGCGCCGGCCGCCAATAGCGTGTCGGAGTTGTTGGCTAGGAAGGGCTGGAAACCAGACATGAATGGGGGAAGCGGCATGGCTACCTCTTGGTTGATACCAAGTTAAGGACAGTGTAGAATCGCGAACGCGCCGGGGACGGCAATCCCACGACGCGCTCTGACCACACCGATCACGGAAGGATCGAAAATGGCTGAACTCACGTTCGCAGAAATTTCCAAGCTACTCAAGTATGACCCGGAGACCGGTAAGCTGTTTTGGCTTCCGAGGCCGGTCGAGATGTTCCCAGGCTCACCACATGGAAGCCCCGATGCCATCGCTCGCATGTGGAATAAGCGCTTTGCTGGGAAAGAGGCGCTAACTGCCACAATGGCGAAGGGATATCGATCGGGCAACCTTCTGAAGAAACTATATCTGGCCCATCGCGTGATCTGGATTTTGGCGACAGGAAGTTGGCCAGAGCACCACATTGACCACATTAATGGCAACCCGGGAGACAACAGAATTGAGAACCTTCGCGATGTTTCTCGCTTTGGGAATATGAGAAACACCAGAATTCACAAGAGAAATACTAGCGGGCATTCCGGCATAAGATGGGACGTTCGCCGGGAGAAATGGGTGGTTTTCATTGGCAGCAAGTATATTGGTGGCTTTCAGGAGAAGAGTGACGCGATTGCCGCCAGAAAGATGGCCGAGAAAGATCATGGCTACCATGAAAACCATGGCAGAAATTAGAACAGGCCGCCCAATAAACCAGCCGCCGTACTGCCATAACCGAGGGCCGTCAACCAAGGGTTCTGTCCGGGCTGGCTCGTAGTTTGTGTGCCGCCAAGGCTACCAGCTCCTGATGCGATGCCGTTCAGGCGGGCCAAATTCTCCCATGGGCGCGATTGCTGCTCGCTGAAGATGCGCAGTTTGTCATTCAGAGCCTGCGTGGCGTAGTCCTCGTTTGCCTTGCCTACTTTCATGACGTCGAGCATCGGGGCTTGAAGGCCCGAATATGCCTGCCCGAGCTGATTATAACCCGTGCTCGCCATATTAAAGGCGTTAGAGTTCGCCGCATCCTTGCGCTGCTGGAATGCCTGATACTGTCGCGCTCCGAGGTCGCCGATCGTGCTGCCAAGGAGCTGCTGGTTCGTACCGGAACCATATCTGCCATAGCCGGAAGATAAGCCGTTCACAGAGTTTGTGGCTTGGTCGACTACCTGTTTGAATCCTGGATCGTCGTTGATATTGAACGAACCGTTTGCCACCTGTCGTGTGTTGTTCAGCGCCTCGAGCTGGCCGGAATTATAGCCACCGTTGTTTATGATCCCCTGATATTGACCGGAAAGACCAGCGCCGGTGATGTTGTTCGCGGCATTCTGGTTGATCCCCTCCAGGGCGTTTTGCGTGTTTGGGTCTCGGTTCACATAGGTCTGGCCGCCGTAGACCTGGGCTCCTGTGCCACTGTTGTAGAGGCTCTGCGCTGCGCCAATCCCCTGCTGAAGCGCAGGCTGAGCGGCCTTCCACGGCTCGCTGTTTGACTGTGTCGTTGTCTTGCTGCTTCCACCTGGCATATCAGTGCACCTCAACGGTTTCCCAGAGCGTGCGGACGCGCCCTGTGACATATTTTTCAATGAGACGTCGCCAGCCCTTGCGGCCTTGAGCGATCAGACGATCAGTCCCGCCGATTTTGGCTTGGGCTATGGCGAATTCGTAGAGATCACGCATCCACAGTTCTGGCCGGGAACCACATAGGCCAACGCAACGAAATACCTGCCCTGAAGGCCACGTTTCGAAGCGCCAGACAGAGGCGACGACGATTGCTTGCTCAAACCCGACCATAAGGAACGCATCACCGCGACGGCACATCTGCCACAGTTCAGCCGATGAGGTCGCACCGCCCGTCTTGTCGCACCCGATCTGCATTTTCTCGCTGATCAATGCCCAAATCTGATCGACTTCCGCGGCATTCGCGATGCCTATTTTCATCGGCCTAGAGCGAAATTCAGCATGTTGATGACGGTGGCCGTGACCGACGCGGCGCCGATGACCTTGACCTTGTCACCGTCTCGCAGCCGAATAGGTAGATCGGAGACTATGGTCGTCGTCTTTGTCGGAACAGAGCCAACCCAGACCATAAAATCCGTCGTCGTGCTGGCCTGATACCAATAGACGTAGCAAGTCACAGCTCCTGCGGAGTCATTGGCGAAGGCGATGGAAGCACTCGTCAGGCTGTCATCCGTTGCCGTCACAACATCCGTTAGGCTGGTGCCGGCCAGAGCCACGGGAACAGGCTGGTCGACATTGCCGACAAATGTCCCGAAAACGCTCATTATTGCTCCCCGCTCGCCATGCCATGCGCGTTGACCGCGCTGGCGATCGACCACACCGCACCCTCTGCAACGATCAGCCGTAATTTATGCAGCCGCCCGTCCGAACGGAACGGGACAAGCCCGGCGCGGTTGGCCGCATTGGCGGTTGACCATGTGATACTGTCGCCGTGATAACCGCTCGTTCCATCCTGCAATGTGAAGGAAGAGGCCGGGGCATCCGTGATTACGCGTGCGGAGTTGACGAAGGTTCGGTTCGTCCCGTCGATCTCTACATCTGCCGTATCGATCGTCGCTTGCAGGTTAGGGCCGGCGAACCATGCCAGCTTATTGTCGTTCGTGAATGTCGCGAAGGTCGGACGCCCACCGGTAAAGAGGCGGCTATCGAAGGGTTCTACAACGTCGTCGATCTGTGAATAGAGCAGGGAAAGCCCGTCCCATGTCACGCCTGGAGTCGCAAGCGCCATCATTTCGCCAACGGCGATATCCGTGGTGCACCAGCGGTCCAGTTGCCAGTCGTAGCCGAGACGATAGAAATTGCCGTTTAGGGCGCGGTATTTCCACCAGACGATTTTTTTGAAAGGGTCAGCCGAGCCTTGCACATCACTAAGGTATGTCTGGTCGACCTGCTCCAGAAACCAGCGGTCAACCCTCTCCGCCCCGATCGGCTGACGATTGACGCCGCCAAAAAAACCATCCTCGGAGAGATAGAAGAACCGGCCAGGGCCGATTGAGACGATCGACCGAGGCGCGAGCGTTCCCTGCTTGGCGTTCAGAACGGCGCGCGTGAATGTGAACCCGGACGCAGGGGCGAACGAGAAGAATTGCATTGCGGCGCGCTGGATGACGGAAAATCCGCCGGTATCAGAAAAACCACCCATGATTTCATCGCCCTCGGGCAATTCCTGGATGTCGCAACCCTTCTTGCCGATAGTCCAGGACTCGATGTCATTGAGACCAGACCAGTGAACCGTCTTCTGACCGTTAGTGCCTTCGAGATAGCCGAGGATGAGAAAATCCCCGGCCACCCAACTGTATTTTGCCTTAGGAGGACTGCCGGAGAGGTCCGCGAAGACGCCGCCTGCCTCAATGTCATAGACCTGAATGGCGTCGGAAATGTTGTGCGCAACCAGCTTATCGCCGAAGCGCGTGAACGTCCATGCATCCTGTAGCGGCACGTTATATGGAGCGCTCGGGCCAGATATGTCAGTCCAGGTGTAATCGGTCGTGTTGAGCTTGTAGAGCCTAGATGCTGTGCCTGCTATGATAACGTAGTTCCCAGCCGCTGTGCGCACGTAGACGGCCCCGCGGCACTCTGCAGGCAGAGCATCCGTAATGACCGAGAGCCCCGGCATCGGTCCCCAGCCGTTGGCAACGGGGAGCGAATTGACAACGTTGGCGCTGCTTGAGCCTTCGAATGGGCTTTTGTCTGGCTCGAAAGCTGAGAACGGGATGATCAACGCAGGATATCCCGGTCATAGAAGCGCTTGCCGATCACCAGCAATGCGGGGTCAACGATCATATCGCCTCGTGCCTTGCGGGCTTCCGTATGTTTTACGGACGCTAGGAACGCGCCAAGCATGTTCGCCCAGAGGGAAACGTCAGGGCTCGACTTGACGTAGACCGACCCCCAAACGATCGAGGCCGCCATGTATAGGTCAGGGTTCTTAGTGAGGAAATCATTCGTCGGCGCAGACACAGACAGCGCAAAATGACCAGTATAAACGAACCGGAACGGATAAGCCTGATCAAGATCCCGGTCGAAAACGATCCGGCTGCCCTCGATTGCCCAGATATTCGGGCGACCTGAGAATTCGTGTTTGGTATAAGTGCCAAGCTCCTGCTTGGTCATCTCGTATTCGGCATCCGTGTCCTGGACGAATAGCGCTTTCGGCTCGATCATGGAGAGCGCCGAAATATCGATGTAATCCTGTCCGGAAACACCTGTGAGCATGGTCGTTGTGCCGACCTGTTTCAGTTCCCGGTTTAAGCCAGCTTCACCAAGCGTGATGAAATCGGCCGCCTGTCCGGAAATATCGCTGCGTGCCATCCAATCCGTGATGGACGCCTGCAGTTCGGTGTAATTGCTAAACGGCATCGCAATCCGCCTTTGCCCCGCCAGGCTGCCGCATCATGAACTCATGCAGGTTGCCTGCGAATTCAGCGCTGCCGCTGTGGTGATTGATGTTGAGGTTGGGGATCAGGGCGATTTCGCCGCCGCAATCGACCCAACGCTTCGAAAAGGCATAATCCTCGCCATACCAGACGCCGTCGATGACGCCGTGGTTGAACAGATCGACCGATGGATTATAACGCACCCCGAATGTCAGTTCCGGGTAAGCCGTCATGAACCGGTCAACGCCTTCGCGGGTGATCTTCATGAAACCTGCCGGAATTCTGCTCGCCAGGAAGCAACCATCGTCGCGAATGACAGGTCGGGCGGCACCATCGGTGCGCCAGACGCCCATATAGACCTCTTCATCCTTCTTGAACCGATACGTCCCGGCGACAACGTCGCCCTTTGTCTCGATCAGGGTCAGGAGGTCTTGAGCCTCCCAACTAAGGTCGTAGTCTAGGAAGACGATCACATCCGCCTTGGCGTCGAGCGCTTTCCTCAACATGGCCGCCCGCGCATAGCTGATGTACGGACAGCCTCTTTCTTCAACTGCGCCCTCTTCCCATCCCACCGCCTTGATCAGTGGCAGGGAGCGTTCAAGGGCCTCAACGAATGGCGCTGTAGGCCCTTGAAGAGAAGGGACGCAGAAAACGACCTTCACGCAGAGCCCTTCCAGATGCCGATCGCGGTCAGCGTGTTCATCACTTCGATCAGGGCAGCTTTCGTTGCCGTATCGAGAGCGGTGGACGACGCCGTGCCAACGAGCGATGTTGCCTGAGCAGCAAGCGCACGCTGTGCGATCGGCGTTACGCCGTAGAGGCCGACCTTGTCAGTCGTATTTTGGCCGAGCACGGTACCATCGGTACCGCCATCGGAAAGCTGTTTCGATGCCATGTTAGTCGTCCTTTCGTGAGGTTACGGCGTGCCGGATTCGCGTACGGCAAGGCGGGGGTCGATTGCCTGGGTGCCGTAGAGAACGTCAAGGCGCCACATGCTTTCGTCGTTGATGCCGTCGTAGACCGGGATGACGCGAACATGAGTGCCCTTGTAGGTCTCGCTGCCGACATCCACCGCGCCCGGAGGCTTGATGAGCGGGACAGATACGAGAGCAAAGGCGTTCTCGTGAAAGATCATGTTCTGACGATAGTTGGTCGAAGCCGAGCCGACGAAAGTGACCGGCTGGTTGTTCAGGTCGGTGACGCCTTGGACATCAACGTTCTTGAACGCACCGGACCAGATCAGGGCCGGAGAGACGACGACGTTCGCAGCCGAGCCAGATGCCGTGACATCAGAGACGACGGTGAACATCTTCAGGAACGACAGCGGTGCCTTGGTGACCGGATTGACATCATAAACGCCATCGATCGTGAACACGTCGCCGGCCTTGACAGTCTGCGTGGCGCCACCAAAGGCGTCCATGCCGATCGTCTGCTGGTTGGTGTCCTTGACGCTGTCGTAGGTCGTTGTCGCCGAGGTGATCGAGCCGTTGACCAGAATTGAACCGGAACGCGAGCCCGTGGTATGGGTGGCGACGTTCTGGGTCATATAGAGGTCGATGCCGGCGACATTGCCGGTCATGCCCTGGCGATAGGCCGGCTTGGTGATCGTGTCGTTGAACAGCGACGTCTGCGAGCCGACAAGCGCCCAGTGGTCAGCGGGGCAGAGAACGCCAGTGCGGCCTTCCTGCGGAACGGCGCCTTCATCGAGGCGTTCAGGACCTTTGGAAAAGTCGCCGAACGAGTTGATGAGATTGCCGGGAGTGCCGACCCAGTTGGGCACCTTCTTGTAGAGCTGGTGCACATCGACGTCGATCTGGTTGGCGAGCTGCACCATTGCGGGGCGGATCGCACGTTCTGCCAGATCCTTGATGTTCAGCGTCAGTTCCTGAGACGTGAACTTGAAGTCCACTCCCTTGAACTTGTTGACGGTGATCGTGGTCTTGCCTTCGGTGACATTCTGCGCCGAGGCGGTCTTGCCGTCGCGGACAGTGTAGTCGGTCGGCTTGCGGATGGTCAGCGTGTCGCCGACCGTGTATCCGTTGACCTTCTTGCTGATATCTTCCTCGTAGCCGCGGAAGACCTTGCGTGCCATGACAAGCTCGTTGTCGAGAATCGCCACGGCCGCCTTCGCGATGATGCTCGCGGTAAGCGTGGTATTTGCCATCGGTGTATGTCCTTGGGAAATGCGCTAGATCAGCGCTTGTTGATCCATTTCGCGAAGTCATCCATCCCCATCTTCTCGGGCGGCACGCGACCTGTCGTGGCCTTGGCGGCTACGGTTTCGAGTGGCTTCGGAGCGGGTGTGGCTACCTTCGGCTGTGCGGTCTTCTGCATAGCCTGATGACCGAGATGGGCCAGGAAGAGGATTTCGTACGTCTGGGGGCTGTAGGCGTTCTGCAACGCTTCACGCGTAAAACCCTTGCTCATCGCAAAATCGGTGATCTTCTTGTCCATGTCCTCGGACCAGCCGGGAATGCTCTTTTCCGCAAACGCGCGTGTTTCCCGAAGGCGATTGGCTGTATCCAGCTTCGCTTTTTCGGACATCTCGTTCTGCGTCTTGTCGAGGTATTGAGCGACCTGACCGCGCTGTTCCTTAAGCATCTGGAACTGACGCCAGTGCGACATCGCCGCCATGGGGTCCTGATCTTCCAACTGCTGCCAGTTGACGTTCTCATACTGCTTGAGTTGAGAATCCACATTGTGGATTATCGCCCGAGCCTCGATGACCTCCTGAGAGGTCTGGTAGGCCTGATCCGCTTCCGCGCGCCGTGCCTCGACGGCCTTGCGCTCTTCGGCGACTTCCTGCGTCTTACGGGTGTAATCCTGCTGTCGAAGGAATGCGTCCTTCAGTTCAGCCGGCACCTTCAGTTTCTTTCCGTCGTAGTCGACCTCGACAAGCTCTGGCTGCGGTTCGCCGCCTTCACCTTCCTGGCCTTCTACCTCTTCAACTTCGTTGCCAGCGCCTTCAATCTCGACGTCGGACGCTGCATTGTCTGCTGTATTTGGCTGCTGCTCTCCGCCTGCAGGCATAGCCTGTGCATCGGCAATAGCCGTCAAAGCCTCTTCCATTGAAGCTCACTCCATCTCTGGTTGGTGAAGGGAAAGTTACGCCTCTGACCCTTGGCGCGCGGGTTGCTGTCTGGCCTGTTCGGCCTTCTGGTTGATCGACATCGCGTGCGTCTCAACCTTCGTGCGGGCATCGACTGCTATTTTCGCCTGATCGTTCTGCAGATCGCCCATGACCTTGATGCGGTCTGTCTGGGCATTGAATTCGTCTATGCTCTTGTCGGCCTCAAGCGCCTGCACCTTCGCCGTCAGTTCCTTGATGGCTTCCTGACCCTGCTGAATCATCTGCTGCAGCTCAGGCGGGATCTGCTGTTGCTTCAAGGCCGGGTTGATGGCCTTTAGGCGCTCTGCAATCTCTTCTGAACCGGGCCAATCGAGGTTCTTTGCTACGATATCGCCAATGACAGGGGCTGATTCCGGGAAGGACCGGATAAACTCCGTCATCTGGAACGCCGCCTCTTCGCGCTTTGTGGTGAAGCTCGGCCCCGTCGTAACGGTAAGATCGTATTTGCCGGATGTCAGGCTGTAGACGCCCTGCATCGGCTCGCCTTGGGCGTTCGTGACGGGCTGGCCGTTCTGATCAAGCTGCGGCTTTGGCTCTTGTGCGTTGATCGTCACCGCCCGCTGAGAACCATCCTCGCCGATCACGCGAATGATCCGCTCCTGCGTGTAGACCTTCGGGATCATGTCGATCAGGATACGGCCGGTATGACGGATGGCGCGGGACAGATTGTCGATGAAGTGAAATGTCGCAACATCGCCTTCACGCTGACGAGCCATGATGGCCTTACCGCTGGTTTCATTCGACCTGGCACCAAGAGAGGCATCATAAATGCCCATGATGGCCTTCATGTCGTCGGATGAATTCAACGCTTCCTGCAATGCGCCGGCTGCGGGGCCACTGTCGAGCGGGATGCGCTGGGGGGCCTCGGTATCATACTCCAGATATGGGTGGCTCTTGGTGTTGGATGTCGCCCAATTGGAGGAATCGCTATCAAACGTGCCCTTGCGGCCGATCCATGGTGCTTTCGGGGCCAACGCAACAAGCTCTGTGCTCGTCGTGCGCCAGTAGTTGAACATGCGCTGCGCATCTTTGGCGCTGTGGATAAGGCTTCGGAAATAGCGCTTACCCTCGACGATGATCTCATCGCCGTAAACGGGCACGATCGGAATATAGCAGCCGAGCCATTCGTTTGTCTTGATGACATCGGCGCCGGTCATGATGTATTGCGTGACCTTGTGCGACTTGGCCGACCGCGTGTTCTGGATCTGGATGACGTTCTGCTCGATGAGCATCATCGTGATCGGATCGTTCTTGATCAGTTGTTCGTCAACGATGCGGCCATCCGAGAGAAGCATGATCTTCTTCTCGATCTCCTCACGCTTCCACCATTCGCCAATGACAACGGTCTTGTCGTCAAGCCAGTCATTGGATTCGCTCCAGGCATCACTTTCAAAATCGACAGCCATTTCGCCGTCGTCGATGTTCTTCTTGCCCTTGTACTTGCGGGCGAATTCTTCCCGGCTCAGCCTGTCAACGATGAAGGCGCTGTTCCAGTCGCTGGAATCCGCTTCCGTGCTGTCCGGGTCGCCATAGACCGAGAACTGGTTGGAGACGCGCTTTATGCACAGATCCAGATCGAAACTGTCGTCATAGGCGTAGTCGAGGCCGATGCGCCAGTAGCCGAAGCCACCAGATACGCTGGCTTCGATTGCCGTATCATATGCAACATCGGCATTCGAGGTATATTCTATGTTCCTGATGAGCCCATTCATCACGTCGGCGGTCTGAACATCAGCGCCGCTGTCGACAGGGTGGATCTTGATCGCTGGCTTGTTCTGCCTGCTATCGTTGACGACCTGGCGGATGAACGCAGGCATCTTGTTGATCGTCAGGCACGGGCGATATTCGATCTCGCGCTGCTTGACGATCTTCTCAGGCCATTGCTCGCCGAGGCGGGAGAACCGGATATCATCGAGCGCTTCCCTGCGGTTCTCATCCTCGAAATCAGAGACACGCCGAAACGCGTCTTTGGCTTCGGTCAGGATGTCGTCCATATCAGCCATGAATCACCCCATCCAGGAGCCGGCACCCACATTCCGTGGATCTGGCTTCTTCTTCGCGGTCGGCTCTTCGTAGGCCACGCACATCAACCCGAATGCGTCGGCACTGTGTGAGGACCAATCGTGGTCAGGACCAAGGCCTATGCCTCGATCCGTATCTTTCTTTTCGTGATACCAGCCAAGAGCATCGCGCCCCCCTTCAGTCGTATCCGCATTGAACCATGTGGAAGGGAATAGCCGGCGTGCGGCCTCGATCCGGAGCTTCGCCGCACCTTTGCCCTGGTTCGGAATGACCGTTACCGAGAAGCCTGCGGACCTGAACCCGCTCTCGAATGAGACATCGTGGATGCGATCGTTCGTCTCCCCATCGTGAGGAAGCCAGACATCGCACTTCTCAGGCCGGTATCCCCTCGACTGCAGCCATTCGATGTGTGCCGCCAAAGGTTGCCCCTGTGCCTCGTAATGATCGAGAACACGGATTTCCTTGCCGATGAACTGTGCTATCCAGATCGCGAAAGCGTCAGCCTTTGCGCCAGTACCGCCCAAATCGCAGAAAGCACGCAGCCTCATGTAAGGATCGGCAGCAACTCGACTGATCCTGCCTTCCGCCTTGGCCGCTGTCAGGGAGTTGGCAAAATAGGCCCCCTCGACAACCGTCACGAAATCGCCTTCCCAGATATGCTCGTAGCTGTCAGGGCGCTCGCTCTTGTCCTTGAGGCGGGTCCTCTCCAGAATGGCGGGGAACCATGGGTTGTCGCGCCAGTTAAGCTCGACGACTTTCATCCGGTTATCGTTTGCTTCTCTGAACCGCCTATGGGTCGCGCTCGTCTTGCGCTCCGGGTTCCATGTCACCCAAAGCTCGCTGTCTTCCTCGCGAAGCGTCGGGATAAGAACCTGCCAGGAATATTCGACAACAGGCTCAGCCTCATCGACCCAGCAAAGGAGGATGCGCGCTCTCGATTTGACGCTGGAGATGTTTCGATCAAGACCGGCGAACGTGTATGAGATCCGACCGCTCTTGGTCCGAATGTACTTTTCGCCGATCTCGAAATGCTCAAGAAGCCAGGGCTCTGAACGAATTGCGGCCTTGACCTCTTCCAGCGAGGAATCGGCAAGCGAGTTCATGAACTGGCGGCAACAGAGAATTTGTCCTTCACGCCCTGCCATGTCCCACATGTAAGCGCGGACGGCGGTCATCTTGGCGAAGGTTCTGGTTTTGGCTGAACCGCGGCCTCCGTACGCTCCCCGTATGTCAGCCTCCCCGGCAAACACCGGGATCAGCTTGGGCGGCAACTCAATCCTTGCTGTCGTCATGACCCGGGGCAACGAGGAGAATCCTCTGGACAACGTTTATCGGGTCGCCTTCTTCTCCCCCACCAACAACACCCTGCGGAACTTTGCCATCGAGACGGTCAGCAAGCTCTCGTATTGCAGGCACATCGCCTTGCATGAGAAGCTGCCGAGCATTCCAGCGAAGCGAGCCGCGAGGGGCCAAGCACTCTTCCCCTCGCTCTGCTGAAAGGGCCTCGATCATGAGTGCGTCTTTGAAGGGCTTTGTCTTTGGGCGACCGCCTGGATTGCCGCTCTTTCCGCTCTCAAACATCAGAATTTGTTCTCAACGGAGAAGTGGTTGATTTTCATTGTCTCTCCACTCCCTTTCGTGGGGGTTGGTGGAATGTAATTGTGTTACGCGAGAGCGGTGATGCCGCTTGCTGTCGTGCCGGTGCTGTTGATGCGCGTGGCTTCTATGACCAGTGTCTCGCCAGCGGTCACGCCGGGGATCACCGTATCTGTCAGCGTCTTGGTGACAGGGCTGAATGCCCGGACGGAAACATCGCCGGCCGTCCCAACGCGGATTGCTCTCGTCTTCCGAGGAAGGTCGGTATCAGCGGGCGTTACGGCCCATACCCAACCAGCCGGCTTGATGGAATCGAAGCTGCTGCTAGACATGACTTACCTGCCTTTGCTTTAGATATGCCCGAGGCTGATGCCAGCCAACGGAAGAGCGCGCATGATGATGATCAAAACGGCCACGAGGATTAGGAATACTTTTGCGACCTGCTTGAAGCGACCGTCCATCGGTATGAGATCGATCAGCATGTTGATCACGAAGACGACGATGCCGAGGACGATGATCAATATGATGAGAGCGATGAGAGATTCCACCATAATCAAAGCTACTTGGATACAACGCGGCGAAAGCGTCCCAATTAAAGTGGGGGGTCGTACTTAATTTCGCCGTCCCAGAACACCCTGGCCAGCACATCGAACTTGTTTTGAGCGCCCTTACTGGAGAGAACTCTGCCTTTTACGTTGTAGGCGGTCTTCACCTCGACTCGGGTTGCGCTTCCATTAACCCTATGCACAGCAACCAAGTCGCAAAGTCCGCGGCCTGTAATGCTCCTGTAAACATCATACCCAAGCTTCAACAGATCGATTGCGACTAGCAGCTCGTTCATCTCGCCGACGACGTACGGCGGTAAGCCCTCATGTTTCGATAACTTCTCTTTAGCCATCTCGACTGGCCTAGACAGGATCGTCGTCGGCCTAGCCATGACGATC